AATGACTGAGAGTCCTAAGTTCCTCAAAGTTAAAGAGCGGGCAATGAAAGCTCGCCAGATGTATGCTGATAGTGCTAGTCAGTTTTCAAACTTCCTGATCTATGGGGATTTTGGAACTGGTAAAACACAGATACTATCTACATGTCCCAAGCCAGTATTCATTGACTCATTTGATCCAGGTGGAACTAAGACAGCAGCCTTGCAGCCATTGATTGATAAGGGTGATGTGATAGTTGACAATCGCTGGGAAGGTGACTCCTGGAAAGAACCTTATGCTTTTGGTGAGTGGGAAAAAGAAATGCAAGACCGTAAGCGTGAGGGATTCTTTGAAGGCATCGGGACTTATGCTCTCGACTCCCTGACAAAGTGGAGTGACAGTATGATGTATGAGATCATTCGCCGAGGCTCCGGAGGGAAGACCCGTAAGGGTACTCAGCCCCAGCTCCAAGATTATCTTGTGCAGCAACTGACAGCTGTGGATTGGTTGGGAGTTCTAATGGGCTATCCCTGTCATGTGGTAGCTACTGGCCACATAGGTCTGATGAAGGATGAAGTATCTGGTAAGATGGAAACTGGTCTTTTAATGTATGGAAAGCTCAGTGAGAAAGTTCCACTTGTGTTCGATGAGAAGTATGTGACAAGAGTCAAGTCGAGTTCTTCTGGCGTAGCTTACGAACTGCTGACCCGCAATGACGGATACTATAAAGCCGAAACAAGAATGGGCGGCGGTAAGTTTGAAAGCTCGGAGACTCCTAACATAAAAGCCCTGCTTAGAAAAGCGGGCAGGTCTGATGAAGATAGACCTTCTTTAGTTTAATCTTATTCGGCGTAGCCGTGGGACTAGTCATCCTATCATATTCATTTCTAATGCTAATGCTAATATCAACTATAACATGGAGAAAACTCCTATGAGTCTTTTAGATCTAAACCTTAGCGAACGTGAAGAGTTGAAAATCCTGCCCGATAATCAAGAGGCTATGCTTCGAGTCAGCCGTGCTGATGTTACTCCCAACAGGAATGACGCGTCTCGGAACAACCTGGCCCTGTCTTTGATTGCCCAGAAGATCCTCTCGTAGATGATATTCGGGTGTGGCTTCCAATTCCTAACGCCGCTATCAAGGCGGAAGATCCGAAGCGTTACATCAAGATGCTAAATAGGATCGCTGGCTTCTTGGATTCTGTGGGCGCTGATAGTGAGAACCTGGACACTGAAGATTTGCTCGGTAAAGAGTGCTGGGCATTGATTTCAGAAGACCAAGGACTAGACGGAAGTCCTCAAAATGGAGTCCGGCGCTTCATTGTCCGTAAGTAATATTTAACATTCTACAAATTGAGAGGCGCGCTAACATAGGCGTCTCTCTTTTTACTTACTCGTAAACGGGAGATACCTATGAGACTAACATTTGAGATTGAAGAGGAGGACCATAAAGTATTGTGTAAGTATATACCGCATGGCCTGCGTAAGTATGCCTATCAAGCTTTAATAAAAGGCTTTGTTAAAGAGTTAGCAAATGACCCAGGTCCTACAATGGAGACACTCCTACGACAGAGAACAAATGCTGCAGACCTTATGGAAAAGGGAGAATGAAACAACTCCCTACCAATTTGTTATGGAGGTGACAATATATGGCAGATCTTGTAAGTGAGCAATTTGGTATAGTTCAAATGAATAACTCTCAACTACTTGCCCACATAATAGATGTTAGGACAAGACGAAGAGAGCGTGCAAAACCTGCTACTCCTAAACGAGTCAGCAAAAAGAAAAACCCATTCAGTAAATTATCTGATGATCAACTTCGTAAACTAATGGAGATGACTAGTGAGTGATGTAGAGCTTCTTAATATAAACTTACGAGATATAAATTTCGGTAAGAGAGCTAGAGAGAACTATAAAGATTTAGACATCCTAGTAGCTGACTTTCAAAAGCAAGGTATCATATCTCCAATAGCTGTTAAGAGAGTATCCGCAGATGAAAAACCATTTCTATTGTTAGCTGGCGGTAGACGTTACTCGGCGGCTGTGTTAGGAAAGTTCGAGTCTATACCTGCCAGAGTATATCCTGAAGACTTAAGTGATCTAGACTATCGCGAGATAGAACTTATGGAGAATGTATCTCGTGCAGATCTAGACTGGAAAGAAGAGGTATGGCTAACTGAGGAAATACACAGACTAAAGATCGAGCAATTCGGTGAAGCAGCTGGACCAAGCGAAGGTCACTCAGCATCTGACACTGCAGAACTAATTGGCAAAAGTCCTATGAGNGTATCTCGGGATAGACAGTTAGCTGCAGGCCTGGAGAAACATGGAGAAATACTAGATGCGGCTAAGACTAAAAGTGAAGCTCTTAGAACTCTTAAAAGAATAGAAAGAAAAGAGCACGAGGAATCTGTATCTAAAAATGTACAAGCAGAGATAGACAAAGACAAAGGAGAATCGTATAAGAAATCTCTAGTCAATGGATATATTCTTGGGGACTTCTTTAAAGGTATAAAGGATGTTCCTAATAGTGCTGTACATATAGTTGAGATAGACCCTCCCTACGCTATTGATCTTAAAAATATAAAGTACGGCAATAAGGATAATCTGGAAACTTATAATGAAGTAGATGAAAATGCTTATCCTGAATTTCTTGAAGAACTTTTTGCCCAGTGCTACAGAGTAATGTTTCCGTCTAGCTGGCTCATATGTTGGCACGCTATTCAGTTCTATCCATTAGTAAAATCTCTCTTGGAAGAAGCAGGATTCTCTGTAGAAAAAATACCAGCTATATGGAATAAGAATATCCCAGGACAAACTCATAACCCTGAGTCTCGCTTAGGATCTTCCTACGAACCTTTTGTATATGCGCGTAAAGGTAACCCTATTATATACAAAGCTGGTAGGTCAAACGTATTTAACTTCAAACCCATACACTCCGATCATAAAGTNCATCCGACTGAGCGTCCAATAGAGATGATAGAAGACTTGCTTAAAACATTTGCTGCTCCTAACAACAGAATACTAGTTCCGTTTTTAGGAAGTGGGAATACTTTACTGGCTGCTTCTAACTGTGGGCTCAATGGCTTTGGTTTTGATCTTAGCGAAGAATATAGAAATTCATTTGTCACTAAAGTGCATAATGGGGAACCTAGTAATTATAGTAGCTACTCTTAAGAAAGGACTATTATGAGTCTAGCACCTTACTCTTCTGGGAATCCAGAGACAGCTAAGTACGTTATCATTGGCGAAGCTCCTGGGACAGAGGAAGAACAAAGGGGTGGAGCTTTCATTGGAGCAGCCGGTAGACTTCTGGATGATTTACTTAGGAATGCAGGAATATCAAGGGATGAAATATACTTTGACCATGTGTTTCAATTCAGACCTAAAGGCAATGATGCGTCTCCTTTTATTAAGTTCGCAAAGACCGTAACTGAGACTGAGGAATTTACAAAAGCTCGATCAGCTCTAGCCGCAAGATTAGAAACAACTAAAGCAAATGTAATAATAACTATGGGTAACATTCCTACATATGCTTTAACTGAGGCAACACCTATAACTAAGCAGCGGGGTAGTATAATANCATCTACTCTTTTAAAGGATAGAAAAGTTATACCTTGCATTCATCCTGCTGCAGCGTTAAGAGAATACCTAACACGTTATAGTATAGTCAATGATTTAAGAAGGGCTAAAGAGCAAGTAGGATTTCCAGAGATAAAATACATAACTAGAGATCTTATCCTCAATCCTTCATATGCTGATACTATGAGTTTCTTAGACACCTGTAATCATGCAGGGTCTGTAGCTTATGATATTGAAATACGAGGGCAAGAGTTAAGCCATATAGCTTTTGCTATAAATCCTTCTGTTGGAATATGTATACCTTTTGTAGANGGNATGAAAGACTACTGGACACCAGACCAAGAAGCTGCTATAATGTTAAANATAGCTGAGGTCCTGGAGAATNAAAAAGTATTTAAGATAGGCCAGAATCTTTCTTTCGATGCGACCTTTATGTACTACAAGTACGGAATACATGTATATCCTCTTCATGATACTATGATAGCCGCAGGTATTTTATTCCCTGACTTTCCTAAAGGTTTAGATTTTCTTGTATCACTTTACTGTGATGGAGAGCCTTACTATAAAGATGATGGAAAGGAATGGTTCAAGAATCCTTTTGCTTCTGAGGAAATCTTCCGTAGATATAATGCTATGGANGCAGTAGTTCTTATGGAGATATTNCCAAAGCAAACTAAAGAGCTTGAGCGCATGGGAAACTGGCGAACGTATGAGAAACAAAAATCTCTTTTACANCCTCTTGTATATGCAGGTAACAAGGGTATACGCATGGATACTGAGGGTATGGTTAGAGCTGGAGAAGGCTGCAATGAACATATAGAATCTCTTATGCGTAGGCTAGCTGAAGTGTCTGGGCGAGATGACTTAAATCCNAACTCGCCTAAACAGCTAAAAGAATATTTCTATGTGGACAAGGGTCTTAAGCCTTACACTAGGAAAGGATCTATAAGTGTAGATGATAAAGCGTTAAAACGTCTAGCTATGAACGGACATGAAGAAGCTGATATCATACTAAATCTAAGACATGAACGTAAGATGCTCGGCACGTATTATAATATGAAGCTAGACGAAGATGGTCGAATGCGCTGCAGTTTCAATCCTGTCGGAACTGAGCAAGGGCGTATATCAAGTTCAAAGACCATACGTGGGACTGGCGCTAATCTACAGAATCAGCCTCCNCAAACTCAAGCTATGATGCTAGCTGATCCAGATCATATATTAGTAAACCAAGATCTGGGCCAAGCAGAAAACAGAGTAGTAGCTTACATCTCTGGCGAGAACAAAATGATCAATGCTTTCGACAAAGGCATAGACATTCATAAACAAACTGGAGCTTTGATAGCTGAGATTAATATTGAAGATGTTACTGACGATCAAAGNTCTGATGGTAAGAAAGCTAANCATGGTCTTAACTATGACCTTGGCTATAAGTCTTTCGCTATGATCTACCAGATGCCAGAGAAGCAAGCTAAGTTTATTGTAGATAGATATCACTCTGTATACCCTGGTGTGCGGCAGTGGCATAATTCTGTTAGAGAAGAATTGAGTAGGCAGTCAAGAACTCTTGTTAATTGTTACGGAAGAAAGAGAGTATTCCTTGACAGATGGGGACATGAGTTATTCAAGGTGGCTTATAGTTATTCTCCTCAATCTACTGTGGCAGAGAAGATGAATCAAGATGGAGTCTTGTATATCTATGAGCGTCAAGATTTGTTTCCTGAAGTTCAGTTCCTTAATACTATTCATGACTCTATTCGTTATCAGATTCCGTTAGCGGTCGGGTATGATAGAATAATAGAGATCATTAAAAATGTTAAGTCAAATCTTGAAAAACCTATATCTTGGAGGGGTCAAGCTTTTTCCATTCCTGCTGATACTGAATTAGGTTTTAGCTACGATAAGAATACTATGCTCGAATGGAAAGCCCATTATGTAGATAATAATAATGAGAGTAAGTTGGCAGAGGAGCTTGGGGACTATGTCAGGGAGCAGAAGGCTTAATGATTGGATCGAGGCATTCGTTGAATATACTGATAATACAGAGCCTCCAGAAAGCTATCGTAGATGGGTAGCAATATCCACTATGGCAAGCGCACTCCAAAGAAAATGTAAACTTGTATGGGGCAGTGAAGTATTCTTTCCTAACATGTATATAGTTCTTGTCGGTCCTCCAGCTGCTAGAAAAGGAACCGCTATGAGAACTGGTAAAGACTTACTTGATCAAATTGGTATAGCTGTTTCTGCCGATGAAAGCTCTAGACAAAAATTAGTAAAGAGTCTGCAAGAAATGGGAGTAGCTGACCAAGATGACATGGGAAGAATAAATTTTCATTCTAGCATGACTTTATATTCAAGTGAGCTAACGGTCTTTCTTGGTTACGGAGCTAGAGAATTACTAGCCATGCTCTGTAAATGGTATGACTGTGAGCCACGCTATGTGTATGACACTATTCAAAGAGGTAAGGAGGAAGTTCCAAATGTTTGGTGTAACCTTATGGGGGCGACCACGCCTGGGCAACTACAAGCGTCACTACCGGAAGATGCTGTGGGGTCTGGTTTTACTAGCCGCGTCGTCTTTGTTTATGAGCATAATAAAGGGAAACTGGTTCGTAAGCCCACGCTCAAAGAAGAAATGCTCGAGCCACTTCTCTACGACCTCGGACAAGCTAGGAATCTAAGTGGAGAATTTATAATAGATAAAAGTGCTGAGGACATTTATTATGACTGGTATGAGAAAAGTGAAAGCGAATCTATATTTACTGATTATAGAATGGAGTATTATGTTCAGCGTAGACCTACGCACCTGTTTAAGCTAAGCATGATTATATGCGCGGCAAGAGGTGATACTAAACTAATAACTAAGGAGGATCTAAATGAAGCTATAAGAGTTATTGAAGGTGCAGAGAAAACAATGTCTCAGGTATTCGCGGGTGTGGGAGCTAACCCCTTAGCAGGTATTCAATTCAGAATACTTAATATTGTCAGAGAGCTAGGACCTACAGAAACATCTGTTGTAGCGGAGTCACTACAAAGTGATGCTAGCTTTAGTCAATTCGGGGAAGCTATACAAGCACTAGAGCAGATGGGACATATAAAGATAGACATAATTAAAAAACTTATAATACCTGTTAACTAAATGAATGAAGAAGATAAAGACAAACTAATATTTGGGATCTTGCCTGTAGTCGATGACCAGGATTTTATAACCCTAATCANCGACTTAGTTCAAGCTAGGCANGAAGACATGAAAAATGCACTGATAATAGCTATCAATAGGACCAAAGAGTAGGCCTGGGAACATGGAAGTTATCATCAGACTGTATATCATCTAGATGTAAA